AGGTTTTCCAGCTCTCTCACTTCGTTCACTGTCATCCAGCCGTGCGAAAGAGCGGAAACATAATAGGCAGAGCGGCTCGTGTGATCGCCTCGCAGCATTCCGCTCACCGAGTGCTCGGCAAAGTACCGCTCATCATCGACAATCAGATCGCGGGCAATAGCAGACTCCCACCGCTTCAGATGCGGCAGGAGACAGTGCTGCACAAACTCCGTGCCCTGCACCTCGATGTTGCTGTACGTGCTGCGGGTCAGGTCTTGGATCATGTGCGGGGGCACGCGGAAGGCCCTGCAGATCTCAATGACCTGATACTGCCGCGTTTCCAAGAACTGGGCCGCCTCGTTGCTGCCGCTGAGCTCTTTGGCGGAAACGCCCGCAGGGAGGACGGCCGTTCGGAAAGCCCTGTCGCTGCCCCTGTGCATTCGCTCCCAGCTCTCGCGTAGGCGCTCGGCAGCGTCTACGGGAATCGGGTTGCTGCTTTCCAAGATCACACCAGGACGGGCACCGTTGCCGAAGTAGGTGGACCCGTGGGCCTCCAACGCCTGGGCCAGGCCGATAGCGTTCTGGAAAATCTTGTAGGTCGGGATCGGTTTGATGCCGTCCTCGGTCGTGAACCGCAGGCAGAAGATCTGCTGTTGGCTGTAGATCGTCTGCCGGCCAGACGGCTCCCGGTACTTGTACCGCACTGTTCCGTCTTCCAGCCGCTCGCACTCCATGCGGCTGCTGTGTAGGGGCCACAGCTCGGAGACCGCACCTCGAGCACCTGGGCGGATCTCGGCGTAGCTCGCACCGTAGTGCAGGTACATGCCAGTCATCCAGTCTCGAAACTCTTGAGCCGTCTGCCATGGATTGGGCTGCATGTGCAGCAATCGGTAGATCGGATGGGCCGTAGCCTTAGCCTTGCCTCCGCTGGCGAGCCGCTCAAAAACGTGCAGCGGCAGCGATGAGACGGCATCCGAAATGACACGAATGCAGGCGGTATACGCCGAGCACGCCATGGAGTTGTCAGCATTGACGCGAATGCCGGAAGGCGTGCGGCTGGAACTCACTTCGGGCCAGTCGATGCCACGCAGGTCAAACATCTTGAAGTCGGCGGCGGCGTTTTCGCTCATAGAGTCACGATGTCCCAGGACTGTTCCGGCGTGGCTGCCGTTGCCTTCTGCCACAGCCCGATGGCCATGACTAGCGACACGATGCCGTCAATGCGTTCTGTGCTCTTGGCCTTGCTTGGCTTAATGTTTCCGGCTGCGGAATCCTGCTGGATGGCCACGTTGGAAGCCTGCCACGACAGCACTGGGTGCCCACCGTGCAGCACCTTCCCGCTCACAACAAGGTTCTCCAGCTGCTTGCTAGGTGCCGACAGAGAGCCATAGCCCTGTCGAAAGTCTGACATGGGAAGCCCGTCGCCTTGCAGTTGTTGGCCGAGTTGCGCGGAGTTCCACGGGTCTAGGCCGATGCCGCACAGTTTGTACTTACTGGCTATGGCATTGATGTCTGAACGCACCTGATCGAAGTCGGTGACGTTGCCATCGGTAATGTTCAGATGCCCCTGCCGATGCCACGTTAGGTACGGCACTTTGTCGCGTCGCTCTCGCTGGTGGGCGTTGTCGCCCGGGATCCAGAAATGCGGCTCAATCCAAAACGTGCCATCGTCCAGCGGGAACAGCAGCACCAGGGCTGTGGTGTCAAATGTCGTGGCCAAGTCCAGCCCGGCCCAGCACTCGCGGCCCGCCAGATCCACAGGACAGGGCTTGTCGCCCTGCTGCCAGTGATCCATCCGCAGCCACCTCGTGCTTTGCTCTGTCCACTGGTTCAAGTACAGCTGCCGGAAAGTGTTCTCATACGTTGGCATCTCAACCGCTCGAGCACATTCGCTACGCAGGAAGTCCATGCGCACCGAGACGCCTAGGTTGGGGTTGGCCCGCTCCCACGTTTTCTCGTCCTTCCAATCGGCCTCAATCGGGGCGGCATAGATGGCCGGCAGGAACGTCTCGTCTTTTACCGTGCCAGCGGCCACAGCCTCAGCGTATTTCCAGATTTCCCAGCAGACGCTTTTGCGGTCAAATCCTGCCGTGGTGAGCGCCACCGTAAGTGGCTGACGCCGAGCACCTTGGCTGCTCAGCATCACCTCCCACATCTCGCGGTTAGAGACGTGGAGTTCATCGAATATCACGCCGTGAGCGGAGAGCCCATGTTGAATACCAGCCTCTGCACTCAACGCCTTGTAGGTTCCGTGCGTTGCCTCTCGCACGATGGCGTTTCGGTACACCTTGAGATGCTGACGCAGGACAGGCGACTGCTCGACGTAGACGCGGGCCATGTCAAAGACGAGCCGGGCCTGATCGCGTGAGGCTGCGCAGGAATAGACTTCACAGCCGGGCTCGTTCTCCATCAGCAGCTTGAGGGCGATGCCAGCACAAAGGCTGCTCTTTCCGTTCTTGCGCGGAATCGCCAGTAGGCTGGTGCGGACTTTGCGCACGTCGCCATCAGTGGCGAAGAGCTTTCGCACGTAGTCCTGCTGCCACGGCTCAAGCGTGAACGGCTTGCCGCCGAGCTCGCCTTTGGCGTGCGTCAGGTGCTTGTGGAAGAAACGCACCGCCAGGCACGAGGAGCACTTTTCGCACGGGTGCTCAAGCGAACATGCGGGCGTCTTCTTCGTCTGATTGCGGGCCATTCTCAACCGCCGAGACTCGTGCCAGGGCAGACGCCGTTAGGCCAAACTCAGACGCGAACTTGAGCATCGACGTGCGAGCGTCACGCTTCCGAGTCCACGCAGGGTGATTGCTTACCCTACCCTTATCGTCCATGAACGTGGCCCCGTTGGCCTTGAGCTCACGGTCTGCCTCAATCATGTCCGCGAGCGAGTCGCAGTAAGCGGCCAGCGTCTGCTGGTGCCTAGGGCTCATCACCTTGGACGCCTCAAGCATTGGCACGATCCGCTCCCACTCCTCGCGGGCGAGATCCGAAAGCCAATGTGGAGCGGGCGGGATGCCTGGAACGGCGTCGATGCCTGACTTGTGCGGGCCTCTAACGCGAGCCCCGCGAAGCTTAAGTAGCGGCTTAGGCGTCGGCTTGCGGCCCTTGCCCATGTTCAAACTCCCAATTTCGGCCCCGCGTATAGAAGCAGGAACTTCTGGTTTTCCTCAGACGAGGTTGGCATGATTTTCTTCAAACTGAAAGCCGAAGGCGACGCTGGCCATCCCACTTAGCACCTTTGAGGCTGTTGCACTCAAAGCAACAGCATCGCACGTTGTGCCAATCGTGGTCGCCGCCCTTGCTCAATGGTACAGGGTGGTGGTCAACAGTTGCAGACCTTGGGTCGGTAACGCTGAACACCTTGGATGTCTTCTTACCGCATACGTGGCATCGCCAGCCGTCTCTCTCAAAAACATCGCGTGGCTTTACTGCCGAGTTGTAGTGTCCGCCGTATGTCTTACAGCGGCGGCGGTAGCAACCGTACATGCGCTTATGCAGACGCCTGGATTCACGTTTGCAGTCCTTGCACGATGGCTTGCTATGCGCGGACGAGTTAGGCACCTCATTGCCACACTTGCACAAACGGACGCCTCTCCATGCTTTCGCGCACGCACGAGAACAAAACCTTCCCATGCCTGCATTGCGGGGGTCACGAATGCATCCTCCGCACGTTTCGCATTCCTTTGAATGCTTGGCGTTCTGCTCAATCATCACCTCCCACAGGCCTGACATCTTGATTAGCCATGCGTCAAGGTTGCTCACGCTCTCTATGTATTTCTTGCTGGGCGCGTTCTTCCACCTTCCACCACGGTGATAGACGCCCTCTAGCTGACTCGTCCTGTCCCATGACTGCTTTCCGCACTTACGGGCGTCGTTGAAGCATTTCCTGCTGCAATACTTTGGTTGAAAGTAAGTCAGCTTCTTAGAGCAATATGCGCAATGCTTGCTGGTCTTCCTGGCCCTCTTTCGCTCCTTCTTGAAAACGCTTGGCAGAAATGGCTGGCCTTTAGGTCCATGCCATCGGCCACGCTTCCGCTCCTTGCACCTTGAAAGCCTGCAGCAGTGCGGACAAGAAGTGCAGTCCTTTCCGTTGGCGTGCGCCCTTAAGACATTGCCACCAGTCACCCAATCAGAACCGCAACCCTGGCACGCCATATCCACCTCCTTGTGGTTTATGCGTAGGGTACATGGGTTTACGTGGTAGTCAAGCGTTCACTATTCGTCTTTCGGCTGTGGCACGACACGCACCGGGCCGCTCCGTTGGTCACGTCATACCGCAGGTCTGGGGCCACACTTACTGGCACTACGTGATCTGCGTGCATGTCACGGCCATAGGCCACACGGCCGCAGTCAACGCATTGCCAGTGGCATCGGTTCAGCACCGCCTGCCTCCACGCCTTGTGAGCTACTGAGCAATAGCCACGGGCTGCCGCGTTGGGCCTGGCCTCT